GTGATTGGGGGTGCGCTTGGGCTTGTTGTAGCCCTCGAAGCGTTCGCCGCGGTATTCAATCATCGTCTTCCTCTTCGTCGTCGGGGTCGGCGATGGGTACCAGCACTTCGATGCCTTGGGCGAGCATCGTGATGAAGCCGCCCAGGGTTTCGGGGAGGGAGGGGGTTTTGAAGGCGAAGGTGGCGTGGGTTAAGCCGTCCTCAGCGTCGATGTCGATGTGGACGCAGCCTCCGGTGACGGTTTGGATCGTCATTTTTTGCGTTTTTTGGCGGTTTTGGCGGCGGCTTTGAAGGCGGCGGCGGTTGGGGCGCCTTTGGTGCCAGGGGTGCGCATCTTTTCGCCGCTGCCGGCAGCGATGCGTTTGCGTTTGGCAGCGATGTTGCTATAGAGGCCGCGTTTTGCCATTACTTTTTACCTTTTTTGGTGGGTTTCTTTGCAGGTTTGGCCATCCCAGCCTCGGACATTGCGATGGCGATGGCTTGTTTGCGGGACTTCACTACAGGGCCTTTTTTGCTACCGGAGTGGAGTTCGCCTTTCTCGTATTCGCGCATCACCTTGGATACCTTTTTCTGGGCCTTGGTTTGTTTTTTGGCCATAGGTTTAGGGGCGTTACCACACACGATAGTTGGTTGGGGCCATGGATTCTGGTTTGGCAAGGTTAAAGGTTTGGAGACAGAGGTAGCCCAGGGCATCGAAGGCGTGGTCTACGCCGAGGTTTTTGTTGGGGAGGCCGGTGTTGGGGGCGTAGGTCAGGGTGCGGAGCGATTTGATGAGTTCTTTGCAGCGCGGGTGGATGAAGAGGCGGCGGGTTCCAGAGGCGTCGAGGAGGGCGGTGTTGACGCAGGTGATTTTGTCGCGGATTTTCCAGGGGGAGCGGGGGCTGGAGACGGTGAAGCCCGATTTGCGCAGGATGTTGTGGTCCGTGGCGCCAACGCCGGAGGTTTTGCGGGCGCCACCCGTGGGGTCGGGGCAGGCAATGATGCGGCGCTCCACGCCGTAGCGGGATTGGACCTCTTCGCAGAAATCCCAGGTGGTGGCGCCGCCGGTCATGATGATTTCGTCGAAGACCCACAAAACATCACCTTTCTTGACTGCACATATTCCTGACATAGGATTGATGTTAAAATCTACGCCTAAAAGTAAAGGAAGGACGGCAAGATCTTGAACGTTTTTATCTACATTATCGTCCGAGAAGCTTATTGCGACTAGACCGGACAGATTTTCGAAACTAGCTTCGAATTCTTGGCGAAATGTGCGGGCATCTAGTTGGGCGCGAGCGGCTTCAATTTCTTGCGGTGGGACATTATCACCTTGAATGGTGGTGAATTGCCAGCGGCTCCAGTCGGAATCACCTTCGTCGCAATAGCACCAGAGGTCGTAGAACCAGCTGGCGGTGCCGTCGGGGGTGGAGATGAAGAGGGCCCAGCCTTGTTTGTCGGCGAGGGCGGGGCGGATGACCTCGAACCAGACTTCAGCGTCCATGAAGGCGGCTTCGTCCAGCACCACGCCCGAAAGGCTGCGGCCTCGGAGGGCCATGGCGTTTTCTGTGCCCTTTAGTTCGATGGTGGAACCGTTAACTAATTCGATTTTTAGGTCTGTTTCGTTTTTACTTTTTACCCAGGCTTTGGGGACTAACTTTTTTAATAATTTCCATACAATATCCTTGGCCATGCGATAACTGGGGGCACAGTAAAAATATGTTTCTCCAGGGCGTTCTATAGCTCCACGCAATAATTCGACGCAGGAAAGGTAGCTTTTGCCGAAGCGGCGGCCTGCGACGAGGACGCGGAAGCGTTTGCGGCTATGGAAAACTTCGCCTTGGGCGTGGCGGAGGCTGACGCTGTTCTCGCTCATATCCAAGACCAGTTGCGACCGGAGCTGATCGCACTGATTGTGACGGTTTTGACGCCATACTCTAGTGCAATAGAAGCGTGGGGCTCTTTTTGTGCCAAGCGGGCTTTGATTTCGCGTACCTGCTGCTCTGTTAAACGCGAGTTGCCGACACGGCTACCCCGGACCCATGTTCCATGCGCGATCTTATCTGCCATGTTTTCGGCGGCGGTGCCCCAGCGGAGGTTGGTGAGGGCGTTGTTGCGGATGTTGCCATCGAGGTGGCGGCACTCTTGGCCTGTTTGTTTGGGGCCGGTGAAGGTTTCGAGTACCAGTCGGTGGACGGCGCGGGTGTGATGGCGGTTGTCGGCGTCACAGAGGCTCACAATCTCGTAGCCGCGACTGTTAAGGCCAGGTTTGAGGACTTTGGTGGGGTATTTACGTTCCACGCAGCGTCCGTCGCGGCGGGTGTAGGTGACGACACGTTCCAGTGAGCGGATTTGGCCTTCTGTGCTGGCTTCGTAGGTCGTTTCGTAACCGGGAATCGGTCCCCACATGGGAAATGTCTTTGACTATCCGTATTATATCTTATCGAGTGCGTATTTTTAGGGTGGGCATGTGCGCGAAGCGTGGAATCGAACCCCTGCCCCCTTGTGTGACAGTAGAAAGAATTGGAAATATGGGTCTAGGTTCCCTATGCCTACACCCCCACCCGCCAAACCCGAACCCCGCCCCCCTAGCGGTAGTTTGGTTGTACTAACCCGCCAGCAGGCGGCGGGCCGTGGTGCGCGAGCATCCAAGCCGGTCGGCGATCGCCTGCTGGGTCAGGCCCGCGCGGCGCCAGCGCTTAGCCCGTTGCTGGCGTGACTCACTGGCCCAGAGTAGAACCAACAAGGGGAGCAGGAGAATTACGAGGAGGAGAGCGGCGGTTGATGTCATGACTGGGTAGGCCTGGTGATGACGTAGTGATGCGATGTAGGGGGCAGTTGCGCCCCCTAGTTCTGGTAGTCAGTGTTGCTCGGTGAACCCGAAACTCTCAGCGAAGCGGCGTAACTGCTGAGCATGTAGCCAGCGGCCGGTCTGTTCTTCATACTCCAGCACTGATGCAGTGGGTACGAAGTAGGACCATTCAGACGCCAGCTCGCGCTGAGCTGTGATGGTGACGCCGCGAGCGGCGAAGAATGCTAGGGCTTGATCGAGAGAGGAGCGGTAGTTCATGGGGTGGTTTCCCTGGTACTCTGTCAGTGTAACACACTACGGCCCGTGGTGAGGGCGATAGTGTCACACTCTGTAATGTAGTGCAGGGGTACTAGCGCCCCAACACCACGAGACGACATTCTGCCTGGGAGCGGCCCGCAGTCTCGCACCGTGCCAACAACTCGCTAGTGGGGGGAGTGCTCAGGCCCCAGGCAAGGGTGGCGGCCATGGCCGCGAGGAAGACAGGGGGGCGGAGTAAAAAGGAGAGCATGGCAGGATTCGCCTCAGTGCTCCCGTATTGTAGCACAACACAGCCGCCCCGATGGGGTGGTAGTGTCACACTCTGTAATGTAGTGCGGTTGTACTAGCCCGCCTGCCGCTTGTCTTCCACCGTGATATTCAGCGTGGGGGCAGCGGCTGCCTGCTGCTCTGGTGCGGCCTCACCGATGACGGCGCCCAGGTCTTTCAGCAACATTGCAACCGTTTGTAACTGACCCTTTCGCATCGCCATTCTCACCGCAGATAGCCTCAATCCCTGTAGTTGGTTCAACAATTCACCGCGCGTTGCAGATTGCTCTGTTTTGAGTAACTCCATGGCCCGGCTGTAGTCCGCATCTGCCGTGCGCACAGATACACCGAAGCGTTCCGCTAGTTTTCCGGTAATCTGCCGCCTAGTCCCACCACTGAGAATCTCGCCATAACACCACGTAGCCCGCTCTTCTACCCGAGCGTCGCTGCCCCTACCTTTCCGCCAGCGCTTAGATTCATCGTTGCCAACATTGGTAGGCTTGGTAACTTCAACGGCGCTAGATTCCAGCGCTTCGGTGTCAGTCTCGGCGCCAAATTCTTCGCTCATTGTGAACCCTTAATGTTTTCCCTAGTGTAGGCCACAAAAAAGCCCTAGCGCTAGGCTAGGGCATGATTCCGTGGTAAGGGCTTAGCCCTCCCCGTAGTAAAACTGACCCGCGAACCACAGCAGGGCGTCAATGTTAGATTCCGGGTGATTCTGCCAGGGCGTGCCCCAGTCCTGATATTGCAGCGCGGGCCGGTAGGGTTCGCAGTAGGAATCCAATTCACCGAGAATCCGAACGGCAGGGCCTCCAGTCGAAAGCAGCAGTTCAAACTGGGAATAGGTGGATTCACCGCCAGGGACGTGCCAGTCCGACCGTACCAGCAGAGACAGCGGGATATCCTGAACGTGCTCTGTGATCAGCTGGCCCAGCATCACCCGGTCGCCGGTGACATTCCAGCCCTCATCATCCGCCATCTCACGCGCGGCAGGAGTCAGATCCTCCAGATCGCCCGCATAGGGTCGCTCAGCAAAGAATCCCAGCTCCCACAGAGTGTTGATTGTTTCCAGGGCAGCCCGACCGGCAAAGAAGGCCTCAGGGGTGGCGGTCGTGGTTTTAACGGTTTGCATGGTGTGGTTGCCTAGGTTTGGCGGTTACTGTGGAACACTAGCACGGAATGGATCAGTAGCGCGAGCGCCAGCCCAGAACCCGGCAGACCCTGATCCAGCTGGCGTCAGTGATCCAATCCGGACGGTGCACCGAAGCGGTGACCCCTAGGGCATCCTCCCCGGCAAGATCACGCCAAAAGGGGCTGAGCCAAAAATCAGACTCAGGATCCAGTGTGATCCAGCGCGGTACTGAAGCGCCGTCACCTTCCGCGTAGCATCCCGCCAAGCGGTCGGTAAGGTCCCGCAAATCCCAGGCAGACTCTGAGTAATCATCGCAAGGGCAGCCGTTCCAGCTAAGCCAGCCACGATCTGCATAGTCTCCGTGTTCGGCAGACTCTGCCGTGACGGTTTCGTAGGTAACGCGGAAGGTGCCGCGGGGTTCTGTGGTTCTGAGGATTGTCACGGGATGGTGTCCCTCGGTTGACTCCCCCAGTATCGCCCCAGCCCCAGCCGCTTCCCTCGTTACTGTCACACTTTGCAATGTGGCTGGTGTGGGTTGGCTGCCGTGGTAGTGTTACAGGGTATCCCATCAGCCGAACCCCGGCAGGATCGCACTATGCAACCATTAGGCCCGCTCCAGCGTGAAATGCTGGAATTCTGCCGCAAGTATCCCGGCCATCACACCATCAGCCCAGACCGCGACACGGTACGAGTGGCACGGTCGCTCCAGCGTCGCGGATTGTTGCATGTCGCGGATTGCGGGATGTCCACCGCTAGCGGCCAAACCGTTCTGATGGTGTGCCTACCATGACTGGCGGTGAATGGACGACCCGCGGGATCCAACGCGAGAACAGGGAAGCGGAGCGCGAACAGTTGCGGCTGATGAAGCGCCACCACAAAGACCTTAGGTGGGCTGTTGAACGATCCACCCTGGAGGCTTCGGATTGGGGCGACCTACTAGCGCTCCAAGCTGAGCTAGGTAAGGAAGGACCGCTGCAGCTGTGGCGGGAACTTGTGCCCTACTGGCGGCAGTGCCAGAAACTCAATGGCGGGGCTGACATTCCGTCTGCACTTTTTCCACAGGCTACGGGACTATTTCCGCGCGAACCCGAAGCGGTACCAGCTGCCCCAGCCACTAGGGCAAAGGCCGGCAAAGGATCACCCCGTAAGGTCCGCTCAGATGCTGGCATCGCCAAACCATCCCGCAAGGTGGCCTGATCTGCCCCAGGGTTCCAGCTGCCCCAGGCCTCCGGGTTTGGGGCTTTGTCGAGGGCGTCAGGCCGAGACGTAGGGGCGGTGATCGCTGACCTGTTCCAGGTTTCGAAAGTAGGTATCTACCCGATTCATGAATGACGTTTTGGCTTGTTCCAGCAGGTCGGTGTTGAATGTGAAAACGTCGGGGGTGCCGCAGCGGCGGGCAAGGACGACAGATGCTCCAGTCGGTTTGAGGCCGGTGAGGTGTTCTAGGCCGAGGGCGTAAGCTCCGAGTTGGTCGAAGTATGAATGGCCGGGGCCGATAGTTTTGCGTCCCACGCTGGTTTTCCAGTCTGCGACGATTAAGCCTGAATGGCCTTTGAGGCCGACTAGGGCGTCACAGGTTCCAGCAAAGCCGGCAGGGTGGTGAATGGAAAATTCGGAGGCGAAAATCTCGGTGACGTTCTCGGAGATCCAGCCGGAGAGGCCGCGGGCAAAGCCGGAGGCGCTCCAGCCAACCTTGGGGATGTTGGGGTGGACCTTGCCCAGGGCCCATTGGGTGATAGGGGTGGGGATGCGGGCCAGGCCTTGGTTGTCCCAGTGAATGGCGTTGCGCTTGTTGGCGGTAGAACGTGCCAGCCGCTGGGCGGTCTTTAACAAATATTCCGCTTGGTTGTGGGCCATGTTGCCACGGGTGGCGGCAACATTGCGTTGTTGGGTGGCTTCGACTTCGCCGAGGCGGGCGACCCAACGATCCAGCCCGGTGGTGTCGCTGGTTTCCTTTAGGATGTGTGTAACACTATGGTAGATGTCTCCGGTTGAGTCCCGGTAGACCCTGAATGGGCCAGAGTTGTCTTGTACCAGCCTCCTTTTCCTTAGTGCTGCCAAGGTGTCTTGTGTGTTGGAGGCCATTAGATACTCTTTCCCAACCATAAAGTACCTTAAAAACTCGGTCTTGGCAAGAAAAAGGCCCCAGTGAATGGGGCCGTGGACGGATATTCCGGCTACGGAATCAGGCAGCCTTGAATGGGTTGCCGCCGGTCAGGAGGCGTTCCAGGTCGAAGCCGGCGGATTTGGCTTCGATCCAGGCTGCGTCGATGTGTTCTTGGGCGCCTTTTTTGCGGGGAACGGGGCGCAGGGTGTACTCGGTGAGCAGACCGGAGCCTTTTTTGCTGAGGCTGAAGTCCCAGGCGAGCAGGTCTTCGTAGTCCTCCATCTGGCTGATCGAATCCAGCTCTTTGAGGATGGATTTTTGGGTCAGGGAGAGGACTTGGACGTTGCCGCTGTCGAAGTTGTAGACGGGCACGGCGATGGCGAACTTGACGTCGGCGGTGCCGGGGCCGCCGCGGCCTTCGCGGGGTTCGAAGTCGCCCATTTCCACCTTCAGGTCGCCTTCGGTGGGCTCGTGATCGAAGCGGAAGGGCTTGGAGGCACCGTCGCAGACGCCCCAGCACTCATAGAACTCGAGGGGGGTGTCGGAGAGGAGGGCGAAGCGGACGGAACCGCCATCAGCGAGTTTGGAGACTTGCAGGTAGCCGCCGCCTACGCCGCTGCTGGAGACGGTGGCTGATGCTTGCTTGGAGAGGAAACCCATTGTGGTTACTGGTGTTTGATGGTCGCCTGAGTGGCAACGTCTACTACAGTAGCACGGGTTGACGCGGGGGGCTACCCTACAAAAACGCCCCACTGCCAGAAGGCGGTGGGGCGTAGTGAACATTCTCGTGTAGGAGTCTACCACTGTGTCTAGTGAGACGCAACAGCTGTTGAATTTTGTGCGCCAGTTGCCTGTGGGCATGGCGTACGCGCCGATCTACTGCGCTGGGAGCAAGCTCCAGTCGGGTAAGGAAAGCAAGGGCAAGGCCCCGTTGGAGCGCAGTCACCATCAGGTGATGGGGCCGGCGGATGTGGTGCTCCAGGTGGAGCGGAGGCCGGAGGTGTTTCGGGCTGTGGGGGTGTTTACGGGACCTCGCAGCGCGGGACTCGTGATTCTCGATGTGGACCGCAACCTCTCCAGGCTGAAAAAGAAGTGGGGTGAGTCGCTGGAGGGTGCTCCAGTCGTTACTTCAACTAAGGCGAACGCGGCTAAGTACCTGTTCCGCGTGCCTGAGGCGCTGTGGCCGGAGGTGCAGGGTTTTGGGCTGTCCGATACCGGGGCCGGGTATGAGGTGCTGTGGGGGCGCCAGGGGCTTCTGTACGGGGCTTATCCGGGCTCTAGCGATGGGAAGGCGCCAGAGGGGCAATACGGCTTTGAGGGCGATCTGGAGGTCATTCCAGAGGCTCCAGCGTGGTTGCTGGCGGAGATGCGCGAGCGGTGCGGGAAAGAGGTGGCTGATGGCGGGTTTATTAAGAACCGCAAGGCGCTGGATTTCTCGGATCGTGATCCAGCTGAGGTGGCTGAGATTGTGCAGTCGGCGTTGCGGGTGATTCCAGGGCAGGGCGCTGGCAGCCGGGACCATTGGGTGAAGGTGGGCATGGCGATTCACTCGGAGTTGCCGAATGACCTTGGACTGACGCTGTGGGCTGCGTGGTCGGCGGAGGATCCGGAGTTTGCGGAGGATTGGGCTGGTTCCAACCCCTGTGAGGAGGTGTGGAAGAGCTTCCGTAAGGGGCCGGTGAGCCTTGGGACGCTGTTCTGGATGGCGGACCAGCAGTTGGCGGGTCGCGTGTGGTTGTCGGAGGACCTGCGCAAAATTGTTGCCGATGCGGAACAGGACAGAGTTCAGCGGGTACTGAATGTCGGTCTTTCGCACGAGGAAATCGTTAAGCGTGGAGAGGTAGCTATGAAGCTGCCTAATCCTTCTGAAGTACAACACAAGCTCCACGAGATTGCTCGGGAGGCTGGTTACCGCGATGCAGCGGCTGTGGTGCGGTTGCTGATTGCAGACCAGGAGTTTCGCCGTGGTTCGCATGGAGGCTCTTTGCAAGAGATTTTTGCTACTGAAGAGACACCGATTGAGTACTTGATTCCAGAGCTGTTGCCTAAGCCGGGCACTGTGTTGATGCACGGTCGTGGTGGCTGCGGCAAAACGATGGCTGTGCTGACGCTGGCTCAGCACATTGCCAGGGGGACGCCTTTCTCGGTCAGGGGGCAGGAAGTTCCAGTTGAACAGGGCACAGTGCTTTGGTTGAACGGGGACCAGAACAGCCGGCGGATTCGTAAGCAGTTTGAAGATCTGGATTTCACTGCTGACGATCCGGTGATTGTGCGGAACAAAGTTTCGATGCTTTGGTATCCGTGGTTTATCCAGCAGATCGAGGAGCACCGTCCCAAGCTTGTGGTGTGGGATTCGGTGACGGCCTGTATGCGGGGCTGTGCCTTTGACCAAAACAAGGCTGAGTACGCCGAGCCGCTCTACTGGTACAGCTCGGAGAACGGCGAGAGCTTCCCGGCAACCACCATCGTGTTCATCCACCACGCTTCCAAGACTGGCGACTTCAGGGGCACTACAGCGCTCCAGGATGCCGTGGATGAGTCTTGGGGTATCCGACGCCCGGAGAAGGCCGAGCTGGAGCGTGTAGGGGCCTCTGCGCGGCTTATCACCATCGGTAAGAGCCGCGAGGGCAACGAGGGCAAGCAGCTGATCCTGCGCCAGAAGGAAGACCTGACCTTCTCGCTGCAGGATCTGCCTCCTGTGGATGACGTGGACTCCGCTAGCCCGGCTTCGATCATTGATCGGGTGCTCCAGCGGCTGCGTACCAAGGGCGTTCCGATGACGAAGGCGGAGCTGAACGCTGATCCGCTGCTGGGAGGCAGCGTGAGCGCCATTGCTAAATCGCTCCAGCGGTTGGCTGATCGGGGATTGGTGGTTGCTGAGGGGGATCGTTCCAGCAAGAGGTACTCAGCAGTCCTCGCGCACAGGGGGGTTGGAGGTAATAGTTGTCCTAAAGAGAAAGAATCCAGTGTTGGAGCGGGATCTGAGGAAATCGGCTGTCCCGTTTTGTCCCAAGTTGTCCCAAACTGTCCTGAACCTGTCCTTGGGACACCAAAAGGACAGGTTGGGACAGAACGGGACAAAACAGGACAGGCGAATCCGGCAGATACCTTGCAGCGCAAGGGTTCTCAGAGTTTGGGACAGCAGGACACCCCTATATTCACGCGAGGGAATTCCTCCTCAAGTGACGAGCGCACCCCAGAGGAGCTGGATCAGTTGATGCAGGAAGCCGCACGGATGTGGGATTAGACGTACAGTGATGCGGTTTGTATGCTTTTTTATGAACCGCATCACTTTTTCCTGCAACGACGTGACGGCAAACGAGCTGGAGTGGCTGTCCAAGCGGACCATGCGAAAAGTCTCCAACCTTCTCGCTGTGCTGGTTGCCCAGGAAGCACAGCGCCAGCTCGAAGCAATGCCCGAAGACGAACGTGCCGAGATGTACGCCCAATTAACGGAGGTCAGAGTTACCAGTGTTCACCCCGCCTAACTTTTTCCTAGGGCTGGCGCGTGTTGGCGCCTGGCTGTTTTGGAGGGATCCACCTGTGGCCAAGCCTCGTCCGAAAAAACCGCGTAGGCCGATGCTGGACTACACGGTGAGCACCACGCCAGCTCATCTGCTGGCTGTGGTGCGGGTCTGCTGGTTCAAGCGTGGGGTGGCCTACGAGGTCGAGGAGTACCAGATCGAGTGCTGTGAGGATGCCCTGGACTCGTTCCACTACCTAGTGGGGCAGGCCCTGCGGCATGGGGCAGACGTGTCCGTCATGACTGACCTGCAGCCCGAAATCCTCGGCGTTCCGGTAGACTAGTGTTACACTCGGCATAAGTCTGTGGGGTATTTCAACTGCGCTGGCACCAAGGAGGCTTACTACCTGTCGATGGCCAATCGGCCGCGGCCTGCCAACAGTGCCAGTGCTTACCG